TCGATGGAAATACCCGAATCAAGGACAATAAATGGACCACATCTTGCACAACTTTTTGGCCTGACGGCTTGGACGGCCAAGGAAATAAATTATCACAGAAGAAGCGAAAGCGATATAAGGAGTTACGCAAGGCTCACGATAGATTTTCGAGCGAGAAGGAAGAATATAATCGCAAGACGACCATCCGATATGGACACATTATGAACGACGTATTCACCTACTGCAATATTTGCGAGTTGCCGGAGCATCAATCGGAAGAAGTCGCATCTATTATTAAAGATACTGACATTTCCTCGAACAACTATGGCGGCAAGCGATACGAGAAGATTATTCTTGCAGTTATGAGCCTCATTGTAGACAGAGAAATCGACTCGGCGGAAGATATGGACCAGCGGTTGATTCTCAATGATGAGTTCAGAGAACTAATGGATAACAACGCAATGGGGACTACTGAGTTACGAAAGGTACGACAGATGGTACGGGAACGGGTACAGATATAATAATCCTCCCAAGAGAAACCTAATGGGAAACCACACCACGCCTTTCACTCCTTATTCAATATACGGGTTCTTCCTATATAAATCTTTCGATTATCCAAACGGCGTCTGAAACTTGAGGTGCATAGGGTTCGGCTTACTTAAATGGTCCGACGCACGTTAGATATAAATGACGACACAAAACGAGGGATATTATGCCAAATCGTGACAAGCAAGACGGGAAATGTAATGCCCGTGTGAAGCAGATTCCCGAAGACTGGGATGTTGATGAAGCCTACTGTGCGAATATTTCGGGCTTCAGAACTGACCATAAGGGAGATGGCCGTTGTTATCTTCACGGCGGTTGCACTCCAAGCGGAATTACGAATGCTGAGACACACGGTCTTTACACACAGCGTCAGAACTACTACAAGAACCGTACAGATAGAGAACGCGCATGGATGGATGCAGTTGTTGAATCATTGCTTGAGGATATGCCCGGCTCCTCCGAGCCGTCATTCGCCAAGTTGCAAATGGTTCGAAATATTGCAATCGACATGCATAAGACGAAGCGAGCGAATGATTACATTGATGAAGTCGGCGTTGTCCATAAGGACAAAACAGTTGGCTATACTGATGATGGTCGTCCGATTAAGGAAGACCAAGAGAATGCCATCAATATTGCCTACGACCGACTCAACAGAACGCTGACTCGCCAGATGAAAGAACTTGGCATCTTGGACGACCCCGAGTCGCAAAACGCTGATGCGAAGCAGAACATCGCTGACGAGTTGGCGGCACTTCGAAAAGCGCGTGACAAAGATGGAAATTAGTGACTTCAGTTCTGGATACTACAAAGCACGGATGCTTGTTGTTCCATACGAGGCTGGACCAGCCATCGAGAGCGAAACTTACGACTACATCAATAAACAGTTCTACGCGCAAACTGATGCGCCACCGCTGTTTCGACTCGGCCTCGATGGAAACCCATACTTTCAAGTGAACTCGGAGTTCTCGATTCCACAAGACAGAATGGGTATTCCAAGTGAATGGTTCGGAGATAACACGATGGGTGACACGTATGAAAAAGTTGACGTATTCATTCTGAAACCCGGACACGCATATCTCTTGAATCAGGCTGACATCCTCGCACAGCGATTCAATCCAGAAGATTTGGAGCAAAACGATGACTGACGTTGATGCTGAACGTTTGCTCGATGAGCCTGCGTACTTCGTCGAACACTACTTAGACGAGGAGCCGTTCGATTATCAGCAGAAATTTATGAATGCTGATGCTTCTCGAAGGGCCGCAGTTTGTGGTCGCCGTGTTGGAAAGTCCACGATGGCGTCATGGCTCGCCTTGTGGTATTCCATTACTCACGCGAACGCCGAGATTCTCATTACGGCGAAGGCGCAACGGCAGTCGATGGAACTCTTTAATGAAGTAAAAAAGCAGATTCGACAGAGTGAAATTGGCGAGGACCAATGGGGAATTGTTCGAGATACGAGAACTGAAATCAACTTCGACAACGGCTCTCGTATCATTTGCCTGCCTGTTGGAACCGATGGTAGTAACATTCGTGGATACGGGACAGACCTTTTGATTGTGGACGAGGCGGCCTTCATTAACGACAGTATCTTTCAGGAAGTTCTGAGTCCGATGCTCGCAGTTGGTGACGGAGAGTTCATTCTTCTAAGTACGCCATTTGGCAAGAAGGGCTTCCTCTATGAGCGATTCAACGACGAGGATTGGTATACGCTTCAGGTCCCGACGTGGGCTAACCCGATGATTGACGATGAGTTCATCGAGGAGCAGAAGCGTAATCTTACCAGTATCCAGTTCCGTCAGGAGATTAAAGGAGAATTTGTCGAGTCGGCAGATTCCTTCTTCACTCGTGAGGAACTAATGAATTGTGCGTATGAGAGCGTCGAGCGCAAAGATAAGCAGATTGCGTATCTCGGCGTAGACCTTGCCTCTACGGGAGGCGACGAATCCGTCTATGTCAGCATCGACGGTGATGGCAATATCTTTGACATCGAGCATACGACAGGAAAGTCGATGACTGACGCAATGGGTCGAATCCGCGAACTCGACTCGTACAACGATTATACGAAGATTATGGTTGACGCGACCGGCCTTGGGACAGGCGTCGTGGACCAAGTAAAAGAAGACCTTGGCCGGAAGGTTGAGGGCTTTAAGTTTACAAACGAGAAGAAGCAATCTCTCTACAATACCTTGAAGAATCATCTTCAGGATGGAAAGGTTCGCTTCTCATTTGTCCCCGGAAAAGATGAACCTGAAAACAATATGGTTGACCAATGTCTCGAACTGGAATACGAATATACCAGCACAGGCAAGACGAAAATTCATCACCCGAGCGGCGGACACGACGACTTCTCCGATGCGCTTGCGCTCGCAGTATGGGCAAAGTCGCAGAAGAATCTTGCTCGCTCTGATAAGGCGTCGATGCAACCATTCAATCTTGGTTCGCTGAGGTAAATTATGACAGATGTATATGCAATTCAAGGAGATAATTTGAAAACTGGCGACACGGAGCCAGTTCTGGAAGTAAAGTTACGGAAGGATAACGGAAACCCGAAGGACCTTTCGGGCGCAACAGTTTCCTTCTTTATGCAAGAAGTAGACGAGACGAGCCTCAATGTAGACGATGACACGAATGGAAATGTCGTCATCGAAGACGCGGCGCAAGGACACATCTCGTACACTTGGCAGAGCGGCGACACGGAGACTGCCGGAACCTATGAGTGCGAGTTTGAAGTTGATGACGGAAACGTTTCAACGTATCCGAATATCGGTTACACAGAGGTTCGCGTACACGAGGGGCTTAACTAATTATGGCAGATGACAATAATAGATTCGGACTTGGGAAATTACGAAAGGGTATCTCGAAGCGTGCAGAGGAACTCGTCGGAATGGAGAACGAGCCTGATGCGAAGTCGTTCGACTCTCAGGGGACCATCGCAAATCGTCCCTTTACTGTTGAATCGGAAGACTTCGACAGAACTGAGGCTCCGAAGGACGATATGCGTCAATACTGGCGACAGTACGAAACGACGCCAATGGTACGCAAGCCTGTCTCGACGTTTGCCTCGCAGGTAATCGAGCCGGGATACTACGTTGAGGCTGAACACCTCTCGGATGATGAACTCCGCGAACTTGAACAATGGCTTGAGACGTGCGCCATTCTTGAAGGCGAACTCGGCAAAGATTGGCGCAATCTTGCGAAGAAGGCCGTGGTCCAGCGTGAGGTTCGCGGAACTGTTCTCGTAGAAAAGGTTCCAGCGAAGCAAGACCCTGATAAACTTGCTGGATTCAAGTTCCTCAATCCTGAAACTATCGAGGTTGTAACTCGACCAAATCAGAGCATTCTGCTTGCGCCAGACGATGTAAACGTCTACGAGGATGCGCCGACTACCGAAGACGGCGAGGCGGCGGCATACCTTCAGGACATTTCTGAAACAGGACAGACACGATGGGGAGAACCTATCGAGGATAGATATAGAGGCGAGAACAAGATTGTCTTTACTCGTGACGAGATTATCAAGTTCACGCGAGACGCTGACGTTGGCGAAGTTTTCGGAACGTCTCGCCTTGAGGCTGTCAGCGAACGAATCGAGGGACTGAAACAAAAACTCTCCGACAATGACGAGGCAATCGCGTCAAAGGCGTATCCGCTTTGGCTCTTTATGTTCGGAGAACCGGACGCGCCGTGGGAACGTGACGATATTCGTTCCTTTATGAAAGCGCACGAAATGGAGAACTTCCACCCCGGAATGAAACAAGGTGTCCGTGGTGACGTAAGCGTTGAAACAATCAGCGGAGAAGTTGCAGAAATTTCGGAGTATCTTCAGTTCGACATTGATTACATTATCAGCGCAATGCCGATGCCAAAATACGCGCTCGGTGGCTTCGCGGAAAGCGTTGGACAAATTGCAGGAATCGCGCAACAGCAGGACGTTCAGCGCCAGATTACTGAAGCACGTCGTGAACTTGAAACAGAGTTTAATCCAGTTCTTCAAGAGAAGGCTGAGGAACTCGGCTTTGACGACCCGGAGCAAGTTCACCTGAAGATTGGCAAGCGTGGCGAGCCTGAAGACCGTGGCAACGATAACGAGAACATTATTCGCTACATTGGCAACGATGAAAACGATGAGGAAGACTTCGTTCGTTCGACTGGTCAAGGAAATAAACTTCCTGAAGATGACGAAGACTCTGACAACGGCTCAGATTCGTCTGAGAGCGATTCCTCATCGGGTGAGTCGTCTGCCCCGGATAATCCTATCGAAAGCCCTGACGCGCTTTCTGAAGCCGTGTGGGACGAATCACTCGATATGGCGGAACTCAATCTCGCTGATGAAAAACAGACGGAACTTGCTGACTCAATCTATGAGGCATTGACGTATGCACGCGACCGTGCCTTAGACAGCGTAGACGCCGCGTATGTGGATTCCTCAAGTAACGCGACCCGAACGTTCGAACAGGACGCGAACCGTGCTACGAAGCGTGCTATGGATTCTGTGAGCATTAAGAGAGCGGCCCGTCCGTTGCTAACTGAGGAACTAACGGAAATCCAGAATGAGTATAATCAGAGCGCGACCTCACGCTTCACCAATAGACAGAACGTCTCGCACTTTGCGAGCAATATCGAGATGTCCACCGCTGATGCGATGGATGAGATGATGCGAAAAATGAGAGTCCAACTGCGTCGAGCAGTCGAGACTGGTGACGACTTCATTCAGGCTCGCTCGCGTCTTGAGCAAAAGTATTCCGATTCGAGCCTTCGCGCACGGGCGGAACTAATTGCTCATATGGAACTTCAGCGAGCAAGAGAGTCTACGAAGTTGCAAGAGTTCGAGCGCAATCCTGAAATTATTGGCGTGAGAGTTGCAAACGATGACGCATCTTCGAAGGTTTGTGAGTCGCTCTCCGGTACAGAAGCGTACTTCAGCGAGGGCGACCTTTCAGCACAACTATCGGAAAATACGCGAGATGAGTTCTTGCAGAAAGGCTTCAAGCCGCTTCCGCAAGCACCGCCGTATCACTTTAACTGCTCGACACGTCTTGAGCCAATCTATGCGGCTTAAGCGAACCGACGCACATTAGATTTAAATGAACTTAAAAGGTAAAACTATGACGAAAGTACCTATTTCACAGGCGCTTGCAACAAGCGAGTTGCAGGACCTTGAATACGAGATTGGAACAGTTGTTGAACACGAGGACGCAGGTCCCGGCATCATTGCCGCCGCGATTACTTCGCAAACGGAATGGATGACCTCAGAAGATGACGAAGAAGGCGAAGAAATTGATGCATCTGAGAGCGACCCTGTTTACATCATCGCATTGATGGACGGTGGCTCGATTCCGGCAGAACCAGCAGACTTCTCGACCGAAATTGACGAACTTCCCGGTGAGGGCGACGAGCCTGACCTCGATGAAGGTGCAGAAGATACGGACCTCGCCGCAGTCTACAAGCATATGGATGACCCGAACAGCCAAGCGCAGTTGCGTGAGGCGAAGAAGCGCGTTATCCACGAGGAGTACGCTGAGGAATTAGCAGAGCATATGGACTCCGCCGAACTATCGCTCTACGATATGGGCAATATGGACCTCGAAGAATTGATTAATATCCCCGGAGTAGATGACCCCGGAGTCGGCTTCGACTCTGACCCACCGGGTTGGACTCGAAAAAGTTATCTTCAGGCGTGGGCGACGGTTGGCGGGACGTGGCGCTCTTGCCGTGCGAGAATGCTACGGCACTTTAGCAATTTTATGGCGAAGCGTTGGTGTAGTGCTTTGAAAGACGAGGTATTAGGTACGGAGAGGTGGCGTAACCGTTTCTAAGAGCGTCTTAGCAAAATCAAAAGATTTAAATACTTATACAACAAATTAATAGTATGCATAGTTGTAGTTGTGGTAAGTCTTTTGATTCAAAGAGAGGTCTTTCCGTACACGAGAGTTGGTGTGAAGACAAACGTGGTTCAATGAAAGAAGAATATACTTGCAAAGAATGTAATTCTGCTTTTAAGAATTATGAAAGTCGTG